CCAAATCTCGTAAAACGCTAACCGTTTTTGCTTTATCTTTCAACACCGTGTATATAGGTTGTAGAGTTTTGAGATTTAAGCCAAAGTCTTGTTTGACCAAGTCACATATATGTCCACCGGATGCTTTAACAGTATAAGAATGGTTTTCTCTGCTGAACGCTGCTTCTAAACATTTTTTGATTGTTTTTTCTTTCGTAGATGACTCAACAATAACCAAGACTTTCATTGTATTTTAAATAAATGAAACTTATAAAATCAAATTTTTTTTGGGGTATATATAAAATGGTAAAGAAACTTAGTTTTGTAAAATGGATGTTTGAAAAAAGAGATGTTGATGGTTTGATAATCGCTTTTTTAATATCTGCTGCTGTCAACGCTTTTATAAAAGACTTTACATTGGCTATAGTTGACCCTATTATCAACGGGCTTTTACCCAAATCTGATGCAAATACAGAACAAGTCATAAACATTAACAATTACATCATTATCAGATTCAAACTGCAATACCTTATATCTGGATTTGTTAGATTGATCATCACATTCTTATTGGCGTTTCTTATTGTTCGATATATATATCAATTATTTTCTCTTGATTAAACAAATATGATAGGATATATAATACAGTTTTTAATTACAGCTTTTTGTTTCGGTTTCATTTATTTCAATCATCTTCGAATATCTAACATACAATTTAAAAACGAAAATTTGATTCTAGACACTAAGAAAAAAATCAACGCTTTAAACACAATTTTGTTAAGAAAATACGAACAAAAACAAAATATCGATTCAAAAATTATGAAAATTATTGTGAACAGACTCAATGAACTTAGCGCCAACTTAAATTCCAAAGACAATGATCTTCAAATAGAAATAGACGGATTGAAAAAAACATTGACTTATTTACAAGACCAAAAGACATTATTTTATGATTTCAATGAAGAGAGTGTTTAATTAATATTGTAATACTGTAACGCCTTTTTGGAAGCGTCGATTTCTGCATATTTCTTATTTTGACCCTTACCAATACCAATAATAATATCCATATTATTTTTAACATACACAGTGTGCACTTTCTGTCCGTTAATTTCAGACACATCAATCTCGTAAAATTTAGGAATGAACTGGAAGTTGTGTTGACAGTGCTTCACCAACTTATCCTTTACATTTTTCTGTTGCGTCATTAAATTTGTGAAATCAACATGTTCTTCTAATACATTGATAATCCAGTCTTTACAATGCACAAAACCCGTATTATTTTTTTCCTCCCAATCTAGAAATACAGCTCCAATGAACGCTTCAAATGTATCCTCCAAAATGTTTTTGTTCAACCTACCTTGATTGGACTCAATTTGAGTAGACAATAAAACAAATTCGTTCAATCCGATTTGTTTTGATAAAAATGCTAACATCTCACCATTGACTAGCTTGGTTCGAGTAGTGGTTAAAAACCCCTCATTTACCCCAGGATATCGTTCGAACACATACAATCCGACAACCATATTCAATATCGCATCGCCTAAAAATTCCAACCTTTCGTTACTTTCCTCTTGTAACGGCAGACAATCAGGTGGACAATTCACATTTCCGTTGAGAAAATTCTCATTCTTTCTCGTACAATATGATTTGTGAACAAACGCTCGTCTATATATGTTAATATTGTTAACATCATCGTATATACTCAAAAACTTAACAATATCCTTCTTTTGAACAAGTTTATTAAATCTATTATAAGGTAACTCGATACTACAATTGCTCATAATGAATGTATATTTTTATATTCAATTATTTAAATTCAATTTTTAATATTATTCGAATTAATATTTTTTAATATTAAATGTGCACCACAATAAATATCATTTTTTTAATCATATTATTAGGGGTAGTTATATTTCATATGAAGAAAAACAAAAACATCGAAAAGTTTTTAGAATTTATTCACATCCCCAAAAATGCCGGAACAACCATCGAAAATGTTGCTAACGAGAAAAATATAAAGTGGGGGCGTTACAAACCCGAACATAGAAACAAAGTAGCTACTAAAAAATGTACCTACTGGCATGTACCCCCAAAACACTTCTATATGAACAATTATTACGACAGCGACGATACCTTTTGTGTTATTCGTGACCCTCGAGACCGAATGGTAAGCGAGTATTCTTACAGACATAAGGGTAAAAATGATAAAAACAACAAAAAAGATATGAACAAATGGTTAAAAGAAAATTTAAACGACGAGAATGTCTATAATGGAGGATTGAACTGTCATTTTGTGCCCCAACACGAATATATATACAACGATAACAACGAACGCACTTGTAATCATATCTTAAAGTTTGACAACTTAACATCGGAATTTAACGAGCTAATGGAAAAAAAGAATGTTGATGTTAGATTAAGTGAGAAAAATAAGGACAACAAAAGTAATTTCAACTTAACCATTGATGATATAGATGATGAAAATATGCAAAAGATATTTAAATTATATAAAAAAGATTTCGAAATACAGAATTCGTTATAATTTTAAAATGTGTTTGAATTAAAAATGAATATTTATTTAATTTATATAATTTGTTTAATATGTATATTATCGTTATTTTTACTCTACATATATCATAAATATAGTAATAAAGAAAATTTTGAAACAAAACCAAAAATATTCATTTATTGGGAACAAGGTTGGGCTGATGCACCATATATTTGTAAAATGTGTTTGAAGTCATGGGAAAAATACAATAAAGATGATTTTGACATTATAGCTCTCGATAATAAAAATGTAAAAAACTATTTATCCAATTCTGTGTTAGATATTGTAAATAGAATTAAAAAACACAAAAGTATAACAGCATCATCAGACCTCCTTAGGGTTAATTTATTGGCAAATCATGGAGGTTTTTGGGTAGACGCGACAATAATGTGCACAACTCCCATCATGCAATATTTTGACAAAATTCAAACAAAATACAATTTTTGGTGTCCCTTCGATTTCGATGGTAAATTACACTGTTACAATTTAATCTTCAATAATAAACATAACGAAATTTTCAAGAAAGTTACTTCAAGTATGAATGATCACTTTAATAATTTATCAGACGATAAAATAAAACAAATTGATTATTTATATCTTGGTAAATTGATGTTTACAGAATTTGAAAAACATATTGACTGGAATGTTATAAAACAAAAACAATTATCAAAATCATCAAATAAAATTAAAAGTGGATATAAAGTTATCGCTAATTCGGCAGCTCTTATGCTACAACCAATTAATGAAGAACTTAAAAACAAATTGGATAAAGAATATTTCTTAAAACTGACAACTAAACAAAACATTAAAACATATGAGAATTTCGAACAGGGAACCGCTATTGAATATTTAATAAATAAACATTGTATATAATAAATATGTTACGAAAGTTCTTTTTTTCAATCTTATTCATATTGTTGCTGTTAATTTTCATATATATATACAAAACATCGAATAAAGAATCTTTTGTCAATGCTAAACCAAAACTATTTATTTATTGGGAACAAGGTTGGGATAATGCTCCGTTCATTTGTAAAATGTGTTTGAGGTCTTGGGAAAAATACAACAAATCTACTTGGAATGTCATTAAATTGGACGCGAACAACATATATGAATATATAACAATGGAAGATATTATACCCAACTATTGGAATATTAAATCGATTGCGCATAGATCCGACTTGTTGAGATTGAACTTATTGAATAAATATAACGGTGTATGGGCAGATGCAACAACCTTCTGTACAAAACCATTGAATACATGGATTCATCAATACAAAGATTTTTTCGCTTTCTACAAACCTTCCAAAACAAAACAAATGTCCAATTGGTTTTTGTTTTCAAACAAACAGAATTACATCATGGATACTTTGACCCAAGATCTCAATCAATATTGGACGAACAGAAATTCTAATAATAATTATTTTATTTTTCACGATATATTCAACCATTTATATAACACCGATGAAAAATTCAAGGAACAATGGGATAAAGTAAACCATATTAGTGCCCATATACCTCATAAATTGAAGTTCCGAGAGAAACATCAAGAGCAGCATATCCCTGAAGATAAGAAACAACATATAATAACAATTCAATCACCAATGTATAAATTAGATCATACAGAAAAAAGTTCAAATTTAATGCAAACATCGAAAAACAATGTGTTCTACTTTTTGGCACACCACCACGGTTTGATTTAAAGAATATTATGAAGGTCTTTCAAATATACATATAGGTCTCTTCGGAATGATAAATATTATGCAATTTTATATAATCCCTTGTATGGACAAAAATCAGAGATTGTTGAAACATTTGTCGAAAACAAACACATATATTTGTTTGTTACGATAGTATTATTAATCAGCATAATACTCTATATGTCGAGAACTCAACCATAAAGTTACACAGCTTCACAACCCCATCCATAGTCATCGCGTTGTATAAAGAAACTCGACAGTGACCAACCGAGTGGTGTCCATTGAGTCCGATAAATCCTTGTACTTTTGCCTGTTCAATAAACTCGTGTTCTAACTGCTCGTTTTTCAATTGAAAAGGCACATTCATTTTGCTACGATATTGTGGTTGCATTCTATAGGTATAGAAACCATTTGAATTGTCAATTGTGTTATATAACTTTTGCGCTTTCAAATCTCTCATTTTTTCGATTTCATGTATACCACCCATATCAAATATTTTTTTGAAAGTCAGTCCTGCAACATATATCGGAAAAATGGGTGGGGTGTTCAACATTGAATTGGCTTCACATAGTTTGACTAAATTTAACATTGTCGGTATGTCGTTTTTGTTGTTTGTTAACATGTTTCTCCTAATTATCACCAACACCATACCAGCGGGTCCGATGTTCTTGTGACTACCCGCATATATCATAGCAAACTTCTTAATATCAATCAGTTTGGACAAGAAATTGGAAGACATATCACATATAAGCGGTTTATCGCCCACATCAGGTACATAATCGAACTCGCATCCATGAATGGTTTCGTTGTCGCAATAATGAACATATTTTGACTCAGAGGATATTTTCAGATCCTTTTGATCAGGACATATCGTGTAATCGTTAAAATTAGACATGTTACTAATATTCACATTGCAAAACTTGGACGCTTCTTTTGCAGCAAAATTGCTCCAGTAACCATTAACAATATAATCCACTTTGTCGTTTTTGTTCGCAAAGTTCAACGGTATAGTTGAAAACATTTGCGTCGCACCACCTTGTAAGAAAAGTATTTCGTAATCAGCAGGTATATTCATCAACAATCTTAATTTGTGTTTGGTGTTCATCAATAAAGATCTGAACTCTGGTGATCTATGATTTAGTTCTAAAATACTTATACCACTATTTTTCCAATTCAACATCTCCATTTGAACATATTCCAATACATCATGGAATAACACGCCAGGACCAGGAGAGAAATTGTACATTTTATCGCAATTAACCAGTTTTAACCATAAGATTTTAAATAGATTTAAAAACCTTTTATTTTTATTTAATTTAAATTATGAACATATACATAGACGCTGAAAATATATCTTATAAAGAATTTGATACCATAAAAAATCACTATGTTATGGATTGTTACAAAATACTTTCCCTGAAGGTGTATGGTGACTGGAATAGATCGGATATGCAAAAATGGTATGAATTGTGCAAAAAGTATTCCATTGATCAAAAACAATGTATTAGCAATCCAAAGAAGGGGGTTGTTGATTTTAATATAGTGATTGACATTATGGATGATGTGTATAATGATATGATCTCGAAAAACAATGTCATTCGCAAAATATTGATTGTATCATCGGATTCTGATTTTATTCATATTCATAACCGTATCGTTAAAACAGGTATTGAAGCTGAGATATTTTCCCCGATTTCATTTCATACCTCTAAATACAAAATACACGATACTTTGTTCACACCAAGTTCTTCAATTACTCTTGACAATAACAATATTGCCACTACCAGCAATAATATTACCATTGTGAATCCAGAAAAAAAAGAAGAATATCTTATCAACTCGTCATACGAAAATAGTCATTCTTATTTCGAAGATACCGATGATGATGGTGATGATGGTGATGATGGTGATGATGGTGATGATGATAGTGATGATTTATCAGATGAAGATGATGAATATATGTTTGATGATGATTTATCCGATGAAGACGACGACGAAGACGACGATGCAGAATATAATACATACAATAATGATAACTATTATAAAAGTTTATGTAATGAAGAAACTGTCAATAAAATGAAACATAATATCGGTATTTGTTTCAAATGGATCAACAAAAGAAATGATCCGACCAGACCAGTCAATGAACAAAAATTTATAAATACTTACAAATTACTAGAAAGTAACAACATGTTTGACAAAATACATAATGTTGATAATATTTTGGAATATTTATCACATTTTAAACTGATCGAGTACATTATAGTCGATAATTTTAAAAAAATTAAAATAAATTTCCCTTTATCCAATAGTTTAAACAATACAAACGAACTCACGATGTGTTACCGTTATCAGAATAAAGAAAACCTGCCAGTATTGTTTTCTACATTCGTATGCAATATATATCTACTAAAAGGTAAAAATATCATCAAGTTTAAGTTTGTTGACAAACAAAAATTGAAGCAACAGTTTTTAGCAAATAAGATTCCTGGATTTGTACTGATTGATACCGAAAAAAAGAAGAATAAGAAAGTGAAAAAAATGTTATATGTCAAAAAACTTTGAATGTTCAAATTGAATTACAAAAGAATTTGAATTAGATATTTTTATTTAATTCAAAAAGAAAAATAATGTTTTATTACTAGGAGTGGGGTTCGAACCCACGCAGTCAATAGACTATTAGAACTTGAGTCTAACCCCTTAGACCTCTCGGGCATCCTAGCAAGACACGATGCATCATTCGGGAATCGAACCCGAGTCTTCTGCTTGGAAGGCAGATATCCTTACCACTGGACTAATGATGCATAATCTATATTATACAAATATCTTTAAATAAAAATTATGAAACAATAGTAATAAACAAACATAAGTAGTTTACTTTCAAAATCAAGTAAAAAAAACTGATCGAGATTATAGGTTGTTGTGATGATGAAAATATCATTAGGTCAAATTGTTATTCAAATATTTTTTAATGGATCATTAAAAGTATAATTAATGATACATATAAAAACAATTTACAAAGTAAATGGAAAGTCCCGTATGGGGGTCGAACCCACAACCTTACGATTAGAAGTCGTATGCTCTATCCAATTGAGCTAACGAGACTTATATTTATGGTAATCATAAACCCTTAAATAAAAAATTGATAAAATATATGTAAAAAATTGCATTCTACTCAAGAAGTTTCCACGAAGTTAACACGACCCATACACACCACTTGTAAACATGAATCATGACCTGCAAATCGCGTGTTGGTTCGATGCTATTCGTAACAACCATCACGAAGCAATTGTTACAATGCATCGATTGTTCAATTTGGACATCAATGACAACACATCTTACGAAGAATACTTCGCTAGACCTATACATATTGCTGCAGACACGAACAACGAAGACACTATTCGTCTCATTGTCTCGCTCGGTTGCGATGTTAATTTGACTGACTATTATGGCGTTACCCCTTTGTATAGGGCTGTATTGAATAACGCAACAACAAGCATCAAGCTTCTTTTGGAACTTGGTGCTGATCTCTATACGAATGTACATCATCGTAAACTACCCGATGGTTCAGATGAGTATCTGACCGCTTTGGACTTGATGAAACAGAACAATAACGGAATGCTTTACGATTTTGTTGTACCTTATACCAAAGAATACAAAATAAGGAGAAAGTTACAGATATACGCTAGAGTCATCGGAAAGATGATGAAACAATATCACCGTTCAATTGAAAATATTTGGAAACCCGACGGGGTTGGATACCATATCGCAAGAATGGACTTTGAGCAATATTTAATTTCCATCTAAAAACACGAACAAAAAAAACAAAAAAAACAAAAAAACAAAAAAACATTTCTTTTTTTATGTAAATGCTAATGAACAAAATGTAAATGCTAATGAACGAAATGTAAATGCTAATAAACAAACCAATAATACAAGATTTCAATGTCTTAAATGTAACAAAGTATTGTCTTCAAATCAACGATTAAAACATCACCAAAATAAATGCAATGGTCTATATTCACGACAATGTGAAGTATGTTTTAGAATGTTTACAACAACACAAGGTAAGTATCAACACAATAAGTACGTCAAATGTAAACCACCAATACAAGTACAATCTGCACCACATACTATTAACAACATCAATAATATAGACAATAGAATAATGAATAATACACAAAACAATAACATTAACGTTCAGTTAGCATTGAACTTTGGTAACGAAGATCTTTCGGGACTAATTAACGATCCTAACTATATGAAGAATGTATTATTTAAAGATACGAATCCAATAATATTATGTACAAACGATGAATTTGATATCTCTAGTATCAACACAGACATTTATCATACCTATTATATATGCTTTTAATCTCGAACAATATGTTTTATTATCATCTTACTTTATTATGTACATAGGTTCAACTTGTTTTCATTCATCGAATAACAATAGTTTTCTTTATAACTTTGATATCTTTACTTCCAGATTATCTACTTTCATTAATTTCTGTTACGCTTGCAACAAAATACCAATTCATTTTAACATTCTTCTTCTCAATAATTTAACGATAACATATCTATACTCTTGTTCTTTATATCAACTGGATAGTTATTTTGCAGTTTATTCATATGTATATTTTCACTTGTGGGTTTCTGTTTCGGGAGTTCTTCTTTGTAAAAGATGTACTTGTTGAATTAAGAAAAAAGAATTGTAATGATATTTTTCATTATTTGTCTATTGTTTATATGTATAAATTATTTATGTTGAATATAGTGTTGAATCAATGTATGATGGATCGTTCATTTTTTTTTTTAAAAAAAAGTTAACTTGATAACTTATTAACAAAAAAACATTTCTTTTTTTATATAAATGACTTGTCCTATTTGTACAGCAACTGTAATACTTAATGTAGTGGGTCAAGGTAGTATAGCCGCTTTAATTGCTTCCAAAACATTGAAAAATAAATCTAATTCTTCAAACATAAAGTCCCAAAAAACTTCCAAATCCAAATCTTCGGATTGATTCTGTAACCGTTCACAACACTTTTTACTTGGAAGCATGAAATACAAACAAATTTACAAAAATATGTTAAAGATTCCACAAAAAAACATACATGTCCCCGCTCTGAAGAAATAAAAATTGATTGATTAAAATATTCAAAAACATTAATTATTATCATCAACTACATACAATAAGATTATCAAACATATCATTTACCAATAATGCAAATAGCAACCAGTTCTTTTCCATATGCGCTCAGTTTATACAACGATTCGAATCGTATGTTTACATTAAATAGAAGAATGTTCATGAACGAAAACAAAACTTCAAACACATCAAGTATAGTTCTTTTCAGATGCAGAGAGTTTGCTAACGAGTTTCGAGACGAAGTGATGTTAACCCCAAATTTCTGTAACAATACATGGAATATGTCCAGTGATGAGAACTCATCCGAAAATTTTAAATCGGTTATCTTTCATACAAAAAAACAAGATAGAAATGTATATGATAGAAATCATATTATTATCCCCCAACCTATTGAAGATTTCGACTCAAAAGAGTTCGTTGATAAACTTATTACATATAATATATCTGCGTTTTTCATGGATACATATGATGTAACCAAATTTAGTGTTAATCTCTATGGACATATATGGACTCCCCCTCAAGATGTGCTGTATTACACTTCAGATATTGAAAAATTATACAACAATTAACAAAATATAGGACACGAATTTATAGATTTGTGTGGTATTCTCTATTCTGCATTTTTGAAGCGATTGAGGTTTTTTGAATTTCTTTTTTTCATTGATTTTGTTATATTAAATAAGAATTCAATTATGAGAAATAATTCATTTAAAACAATAAAAAAACACAATAATAAATACTTATGAGTTTTAAATTATTTAGTTTATATAAATTATTAAAATTAAATAAAAATAATGAGAAAAAAATTAAAACGGTAGACTATAACCCATCTTATTCTTTTTACACTGATTTGCAAGTTTTATACGCATTATGGTTTGCAAAAATTAAAGGCAACACACATCAAGAAAAATTAGAATCATTCTACAACAAACAAGCGTCTTTGTACGATTCGTATCGCAGTAGAATGTTACACGGAAGACAACCGTTAATATCTGAAATGTCAGCAAAGAAAAATGATGTATGGGTTGATTTTGGTGGTGGAACAGGAAGCAATTTAGAATTCTTTGGAAAGAATGTGACCGATTTCAAACAAGTAACCATCGTTGATATTACTCCAAGTCTTGTTGAAGTTGCGAAAGAACGAATTGCCAAAAACAACTGGTCAAATGTGAATATTGTCGTCGGTGATGTTACCGACCAACATCTATCAGGTCTTCCCAAAGAGGGAACAGTGGATCTTATCACCATATCTTACGCGTTAACTATGATCCCTAACTGGAAAGACGCGTTAGTTAATGCGAAAAGACTATTGAAACCGAATGGGCGTATTGCTATTTGTGATTTTACTGTTGATTCCTCTCAATGGTGTATCTCTCAACGATTTTGGAAAAAACTCTTCTCATTTGATAATGTGATCTTAAACAAAGAACATATTGTTTTTTTACAAGACAACTTCAAATGTGTAAAACATGATGTTAATTACGGAACTTTTCCATATGTTCCGGGAGTGTTCAAATGTCCTTACTATGTGTTTATTGGGAAAAAAATTGAAACAAAATAATGTCAAACAAGTTTGCAACCAACGATGGAACTTCAACCATTACTACTATCAAACAGCATTCCCAACGATGTTGTGATCGGTGAAATATACAGCCATTTATGGAGAAACAAGAATGTTTTGAATAAAAAACAAAAAGAAGCTATTGTACACGATCATTTTCATCTTAAAAAAATCATTCAGACCTATTTCAATGATACGTCTCTTTCCAAGAATAAAGAATCTATGGATTACTTTCTGTGTTGGCTAGAGAATGATATGTTGAGTGTGTTGAATGATGATTACGCTTACATTGACGGACTTTCTCCAAATTTACAAAAGGAATGCCCTCATATAACTAAGGAATGGTTGTTGTCGTTAAGTTCTATAGATGAACTACCCGATAAGATTTATACGATTTGGAAAATGATGACACCAAACAAAAAGAATATTATGTATGAACGAACCACCCCTTGAAAGAATTATGATGTCTTTCTTTTAAACATAAATCCGTGTTCTTCTGCCATGAATTCCGGATCACGAGAGGAACTTTTTGCACGAAATCAGGGATATGATCGAATGTGTCTCCTAATTCTTGTAACTTTTTGTATGCTTCTGCAAGTTTATTTTGGATTGATATGAATGAACATTCCAATTCACCAATTTTTAAATTTTTAATTTCTAATTGAGTTTTCATAAATTTTGTGTTTTATGAAAACATAAAAAATAAGATAATCAATTGTTATTAATTATTGTTTTTGTATTTTTGTATTTTTGTATTTTTTGGGGGGATGATGTTATATATTAGAATATCTAATTGCTGTAAGCAAGACCGCCCATACCAGACATCACACGGAGCACATTGTAGTTAACGGCGAACACCTTAACGGAGTTGGAGGTGTCAACACCTGTAAGGTTAAGGGTAGCGTTGTCAATGCGGGACGTGTTGCATGTACCAGAGGGTTGATGTTCTTCGGGCTTGAGGGCGAAGG